CCCTTTCCTATCTTTCGATAGGGGTTGAGAAGGCTATATTACTATAGATTACTTCTCACAGCAGTTTCCCACTGTTGCCAAGAGAGTTTGGTTCCGTTAAGCCAACTCTCAACGGGCATGTAATCCCAATAGGGAGTACATCGTAGCTTCCTCTTGTACATAACTCTGTCATGCCTGACAGCTATCGTAAAAGAGAAAAGTTCGCCATAAAGAAACGAAACATGCAATCCGGAAGGATTGAATGATAGTTTCCTAACACCCTTAGGGAAACGGATTTCCCCATCCATGATACGGATAACCTTTGAGACCGGACGATACACCTTATAAAGAAATGAGGCGTTTCGATCAAGTCGAGGATTATCAGTAACACAGATAAAAGGAACGCGAATACCGGCGTCGTTATTCTCATCGAAAGGGACAAACATATTCTTGTTAGAATGTGAAAGCCCTCCAATGAGGTAACTAATCGTGCGATTAAGCACGATACCAGTATAAGCAGACCAACTATTTAGGAGGTTAATGGCGACAAAGATATCTTGTGGTGTACGTAGACTCTTAATAAAGATACTACGGGCTGGTTGGCCATAAAACCAATCAGTACCACAGGATTCCCTGAACGGACCTTCAAAGAAGGTCTTCGAGGGGTTAGGAGTAAAACCAAGCATATTAAGGAGACGAATAACATTTCGATAGCATCTGCTATCACAAATGAGATCATCTCCAAAGCAGGCCCAGTTTTGCTTCTCCCTATCATAGACCGGTATCCCGGTTGAATGATATGCTGCTCGAACCAAACAGCTAAATATTACAGTCTGTAAGGGAAAGGTAAAACCATTCCCCATAGTAGACATCATATTTAGAGGTATACGCGTACCTTCATAAGAAGTGCTCGAAGATCTTATCTCCATCAAGGTTTGGAAAAACCAAGACGGAAAGATCTCCTCGCACAACTTAAGAGAGATACTGTCGGAAGCGGATGATAGGTCAATTGTCGAAAAAGACCCATCATACGAACCCAAGTATGCCAGTCGACGATTCTTAGTAGGTTGAGTCTCAAGATCTATATTAAAATAGCTCTTAAGGCGACCTTCTAAGAGAGTGCCAAGCCCCAGTTGACAGAACATGTTAACTGAAGGTTCAACACAAATCATACGACTAATGTTTGACGTTTTTGGAACGAAGCTACACCGACTGCTAGCAGTTATATCATAAGTTCCGTAAGTTTGATAGCGGTGGACTTCCGCCTCTTCAAACTGTGGGAACCATTGAATATAACTCTTGTACATTTCGTACAAGTACTTTGATGTAACGGTGAGTTTAGAGCTAAAGAGTTTAGCATAAAGGCTATTCCCTCTAGCACCTAAAGCTGCACCAGGCCCTGTACGTCCTAATCCGATAAAATCGTAATAGGAAGTAAAGAGCATTTCGCCATGAGGGTGAAGGAAAGAGTCAATCTCACGAAGAAAATCTCCGTAAAGTTGCTCATCCCAACTAGACTCAAAGCGAAGATTCCAGTCCCTACACTTTTTATTTGATGTAAGGAATTTCTCTAGAGCAAGCCTATCAGGTTCAGCTGTCTCTGATGGTACCCATTTACGGGTAATATCATAGACAAGAGAAGTGCTGACAAACTGCTTATAAGAAACGTCTGGTGGCAATTTACTAGGGTCGACTGGACCCAAAGGTAAATATGCCGAGACATCATTGTAAACAGCAGAGTAAAGAGCGTCAGAGCTAAGGCCCATGAAGTTCTCCAACTAGCGAACATCTACGATATAACAAAGAGGTAGATTAGCTAACTAGGCTAACTTACATTTGTTATAACCGATGAAACTACAGAAATGACAAGCTTACCCCATCCAGGAAGGAAGGGGGAAGCAGCCATAACTGCAATTACAGCGGTAATCGCGCCTTTATTACGCGCAAGCCAGGCGATCAATTAGATCACTCCTGTCACGCACGTATCTCCAATCGAAGCGGAAATCGAATTAAGACTTCCGATAAGAAGGGAGAGGGCAGCACGGACATTGGCCGCGTCAGCAGAGTCTGCACCAGCCGGTACATCAATCTCAAGACGTGCTTGAAGCACGGCAGGAGCTTGACCTACCAGAACAGTGCATCCATTGCGGACGAGGATTTTGTACGTGTTTCGAGGAACGCTACGAAGGACACCAGTCACGGGATCCACAACAGACAAAGCCTTCAACGAAGAAGGCCGGCTGAGTGTAATCGTGAATGGCTTAGACGGCGAAGAACTAGTATTGACACCAGTCTGTGTACCGCCCAAAGCGGTAACTGCATACTGTTTGCCAGCGCTAGTAGGAGCCGTGTCCGGAGCTAGAGTATACGTCGGAGACGTAAATCCAGTCTGGGCCCCGCCTGTAACGGGAGAGGTAAGTGTGAAAGACATTGTGCTACCTTCATTTATAGAAAGGAACTAAGGATTTAATGTTACTAGACAACAAAGCGCCGATATTCTCCCAAGGTCTACTTTTCACAGGCAAAGATATTCTAGCCCGTGGAATAAGATCGAGGGCGCCTAAACGGCTCCTTGTAAATTTAGTCACATTAAGCTTAGCGTTAAAAGGGCTGAATGTCTGTGTAACCCAATGAACGCCCGAACCATCAGCAACGGTCTTAAGCGTAGAAACATACTTACAAGTAAGTTTCAAACGCTCAGTACCGCAGCAGAAAGTAAGGTCGCTAAAAGGGAAAGTCACAGCATTGATTATCTCACCAACATTGGCGAAGTAATCTACCACGAATGAATAAGGCAGAAGGTCCCAAGCTGTTACAGCAAAATCATTCAGCGTACTAAGCTGAAGAGCCTGCATAACAGGTATGTTACCAGAATCTGTCAAATTCAGACGAATCGCACCTTTGATACGATACGAATACTGATAATACGTATAAGTAGTTAAATCATATCGTGCATCGCCAGTGGGAAGAACAGAGCCTTCAACGACTCCGATCATATCGGTACCAGAAGCTGAGCCATAGCAAGGTGAAGTAGCCGTCATACGTTTTCTATTCGTAAGACCGGCATACGCATCCGCTATGTCAAGAGCTAAGGGCCGCCAACCAAAGCGATACTCTAGGTACGAGTCCGATAAAGCTTTACGAAGAGACGGATTATCCCCCTTATATTTGGATTTAGCTTTCTTTAGCTTTCCAAGATAAGAGAGAGTCAGTTCCTTCAAAGATTGCATCGGATGGATCAAAGATTCAATAGTTTGCTTAATCTCGCCAAGATCTTGGCCGGCTTCGAAAGAAGACCGGACGGATTTAGCGCTATCAAGAAACTTTCGAATCGCCCTATTACGTATTTCGGTTACAACGGAGTCGCGTGGTGTAGTTAGGGGATTTGGCCACAAAAGTGGCGCGTCACCTATTACATCATACTGAACATCGTACTTATCAAAAGCTACCCCAGTCCGATTATAATGCATAAATCGAGAACCCTCAATAGAGTATTTGATACCTACTGCGGGAGTCGTTGCATCCTGACCGGAAAGTATCTGGGAACGGTGACTTGGATTATACTCACCCGAAAAAGAGTCAGTATAATTTACGGCACCAGACTGCTGAGTATGAAGATCTCTATCTTGAGACGCATCAAAATTAGTAGTCTGTAGCAACCAGGGCATGGCTTTAGGCCATGTAATGGAATATTGATTAGTCAAATGAAACTCCAATGTAAGGATAACAGACCAGACGGGGTACGACCCCGAAGGGCTACCTGTTAAACCAGAGAAGATCCTAACCACAAACTGTTCAAGCAAAACAGTCAGAGTTTATTAGACTCTAACTGAATATGCAAAGAGCAGTGTTCAAGAGCTTTAACAATAATACCAGTAGTAAAACTTGGGCAAGTGAAAGTGAGAAATTGAAACTCATATTCACTGAAGCCATAACGAGTATAGATGAACTCACGCAAAGCGTCAGAACGCCTATACAAGTGCAAGATACTATCAGTAGTCATATTAAAGCCTTGTGTGTATGGATGCTCGTGCGC